CTGCATAATATACTATTTCAGTGGGTTCTTTCAAACTAATAAAATCATTGTTCAAAATCATTGATATATTCACAGGTTTACATGTTTTTCTATCTACTTCTAATCTGCAAGTTTCATTAACATTGTCAACAAGATATAAGTATATGGCTGTACCTTCACTTAAGAATTGTTCGTAAATTTTCTCAGATTTAATATCACTTAATTTATCTTCAACTTTAGATTGCATATCTTGCAATAATTTTGTAGAGAGGTTGCCATAAATATTTGATTTTAAAGTTAGCATCTCTATTAACATTTTAAGATTCTCAACATTAAAAACCCCTATAGTGGTTTGTAAGTAATTTTTTGATTTTGTCACAAATAATCTAGTTAATCTTCTTGTATTACTGTTATAAGATAAAGATGCAATGAAATCATTGTTCATAGTTTTGTGATAAAATCTCAAAGGTTGCAGTATAGTATTTTGAATATCTATATTTTTGTGTATATCTTTATTTAATATATCATCAGGGTAGTAAGATTCTATAAAATCCTTTATTTCTTTTATGCTTCTTCTGGAAGGGACAGGCAGATTAGGTTTGAAACCAGTTTGTTGAAATACATCTAAATCAGCACCTCCTAGAACTTGACAGGCAGATTGATATCTAAAAAACTTTTCTTTATCATGATTGTATAACCTTACATTGTCAGCAAGAGAACCTAACATGAGCACTAACACTGGGTGAGCATTCAGACCCCCGAATGCGTTGATAGGCCTATCATTTGTTTCTTTCATAGAGTAATATCTATTTACCATAATTGAATAACATCTCATATTAAAATAAGCTTCACTTAAAGTAGCACCCATACTTATTAACTCTATCGTTTTACTGTAACCGGCAGCAATATCGGCCGCATAGCCTTGTAAAGTTGGCTTAAATGACATATTTGAATAGAATTTAGGCACAAGTGGCAACAATCTTTTATTTATATACAAAATTGAAAGTAATTCAAAGTAATTCTGTGAAACTAAACATTTTTTGACAGATAACATATGATTATTCAGTCTTAATGACATCTCATAAATGAATAAAACTCTTTTTAATAAGATATCACTATACTTCTTCGCAGGGATAGCAATAATTCCACCACTATCATCTGAATGAGCTGCTAAAACTAATTCAATATCAACATGAAATTCCTCCTTTATCAACTCTTTTGTTATATTTATAGCATCCCATTGATTAACAGCATGGAAGAGTGATGACAAATAATTGAAAATCCCCATGACAAAACTATAAGGCATGACGAATTTAACAGTTTCTAATTGCTCCACAGGTATAAAAAACTCTTTATAAATTGAATTTTTTACATTGTTTGAGAAAACATTCCAGGCACCTTTACTAACAAAAATTTCCTTATCAAAATATATCATGGTAACACAAAGCATGAGTTCAACAAAAGCTCTGGGCAAAACTCTAGATAAGCCCAATACGAAGAACATATATTTCAAAAACATAGCCATCGGACCCCATTTTTTACAATCTAAAGTTAAATAAATTATAACTAACTTACCTAAGTAATTCTTATTTTGATATTCAAACAAAGTTGAATGAATTACAGACAACCTTTTATTACTTGGTATGGATATTATCTCATTTTCAACAAAGGTACAAATGTATGAAAACATCTTCTCCAGAGGTTGTTGTAAAAGTTTCGTGGACATCGTCATAACATAAATCTCTCTACCTCCTCTCCATTGAACTTTATCAACTATATGGAAAACCATTTTAATCAAATCATCTTCTAATGAATTAATCTTTTCTACAAAAGTGATGTTCATTCCAGTGATTGTACTAGTCTTTTTAGCAATACTGTCAGCACATTGGTCTATATCTTTTAAGACTTGTGCAGCATTTTGTTTTACGGCATCCTTGAGCAATTCTTGCATTATGACTTCATGGCCTTTTCTTCCGAAAAATGATTCATCTCCTTTAGTTACTGAATCACCTCTCATCCCACTCTCTGTGCTAATGTCTGACCAATTCTTAGAGATTATACTTATCCATTTCTGATGGATTTTATTAGTATTTCCCGATGCTGATATATAATCACTTAATATTTGACCCAATTTAAATGCATACTCTGGTGAAAAAGAGAAACCATTTTTAAATATGTCTTCTTGATTCAAGCTAGAACAAGTACTTAATATCTGAGATGTTGTATTACCATAATTATTATCCATATAATTTTTGTGGATATCCATTACTTTCTCTAAATTTTTACTTTGTTCTATTTTTTGTGTGTATGGCGCTTTTGTCATCAAGAATGTTGAATAAATAAGGAATGAAAAATCATTAGGACCGAGTATCTCTGACTGAGTAAATAAATGACTACACCTGTCTAGTAAGAAATCATCTTTAACAGCTCTACTAGCTTCTTTAGTGTAACTCACATAATTTTCTTTTATACAGTCTTGTATATATAACTGTATTGCATCTAAAGGAACCTGTGCAAATTCTGGTATAAGGTCATCAATGGCACTAAATAATCCTAAACAATTCACCAAAAGATACCTTAGATTTGCTAGTAGAGATTCCGTAGATCTTCTATTATTAAAAGATAGCAATATGTTCCAGAAAATGTTTTCTGATTCTTTGTTGACATCTGCAAAAATTCTCACTTGATAATTTACATATGTTGTGACATTCTTATATAACAAGAAACATTGATCAGTCATAACATTTTCATGTAAAACACACCAATTAGTATCCATCATTGTTACACCATTGTGTTGGAAAATCCTAGTGCTTGGAGAAAATAACCGTCTATATTTTTCAAAAAAGTCTGGAACTGGGTATATTAACCTGAAATGTCTTGAAAGTCCATTGCTCCACACTTTTTTACCACCTCTAACTATAAGTAGTACATTTTTAAGAAATAAATTTGAGAACATGTAATCATTAGAATTTGCAGGGCATTGTGAATAAAATAATAAGGTGTAACAAAATCTTGAAACGAATTCAGAACACAATGATACATTTAGTTTTAAAAATTTTTCTAAAATATTTTTATGGTCAGACATCATAATATCTTTTAGTTTAATCATATGTTCTGTGTCACACTCATTCATTAAAACGCTTTTAATGTCCAATTCTATCTCACTGTTATGAGGTGAAGACAAAAATTCCATGGAATCCTTGATAAAAGATTTTGAATCTGTAGAATAAAAATTATCAATACCTCTCACTTGACCAATACTATTCTTATCTCTCCATGTGACATTCTCATTTTTTATCAACTCTTTATGCATTGATTTACTAAATGTTATCACATTGTTAGATCTTTTTTCATCTTTTTTCTTCTCACTAATATTCTTGGAAACCTTAATAGAAAATTCCTTCAACTCTTCACCAATTTTCTTTAATTTCAAGTAATCATCTTCTTCTAATCCCAACTTTAAAACTTCATTTAATTTAAATTTATATTTATTAAAACCTAAATCTTTGGATAATTCATTATTTTTGACCACAAGCACACCACCTCTAAATTCATATAAGCATCTTGTATACTCTGACCTTAATTCATTTATTTTCTTGCTTTCTTCAGGTGTTATTTGAGATACTTTCTTGAAAATTTTATCATTCAACTTATTCATAAACAAATTCATCAATTCTGAATTAAATTTAATTCCTTTTAAAGAATTATAATCTTCACCATTAACATATTTCATATTTATAGGATTTATAAATGGCATGGTAAATGGATTTTTAGGCTGTTTTAACTGTATAGTTTTATTAACGGATTCAATCTTATCTTTTAAATTTTGAACAGATCTGAATATCATGTCTGAATTTATAAATTTATTACAGATCATTTGATCATTACCAGGGTATGCTTTTATATAATCTTTAGCATCGAAATTACTCAACATTTTGAAGGAATAAGACGCAGGCTTACTCCATGATTCATCAATGCTTATAAGTTTAGGATATCTCTTATGTTGATGCTCATTTATATGGCAATTTATGTTTTTACCTTCATTAACTTGTTGAACAGTGACCACTTTACCATGACCTATTGCACTAACCTCCATAAAAGCAATATTCACAAATGTTTTTAAAAATATAGAAACATATCTATTTCTTTCGATAATATCCAGCCAGGTTTTGACACTGTAACCACTGGAATCATCTTTGAACGTCATCCTTCCATTTTTAAAAATTAATCTGTATTTCCCAGACTTTAAAGAGCTCAATATCGTTAATAGATGATACTTATTGTGTTTTATGTAAGAGAGACAATCTTGATTAACATTGGCAATTCTTCTATATTCTTTGTTTCCTTGAGTAATTAATTTTGATTGAATCAATTGATTCAACATCTTTGAAGAATTTTTTAATATGTTATTATGCCACTGAACTTCATTAGATCCAATTATCAAATACATAGAATCATTTAATATTGATAAGTCTGGAACTGCTTGTTGATACTTTAGCAGCAACCTTTCAGAAATATTTTTATTAAACTTTATGTTCAATTTATCTAACTCGACAAAAGATTCTTTCAAAGTATTACTCCAATCATTACTACTCAGAAACAACAATATCCAATTCACATCTTTTCCTAAGCTCCTAAGAGATTCTATTTGTGTTTTATATTTTGAGCTACCTATACTGGCACCTTTTTGAAATATAGATTTGCTTATATTAGTTGTGACGGAGCATTCAATTATTAGTATCCTATCTGTCTCATACTCCCAGATAAGATCAGGCGTTTTGTTGCTATCAACACCAAATTGCATGAAGCTAACATCTGAACCAAATAATAGATTTTCATTAAGACTATCTATACTCAGTGCAAAAACAGAATAAAATAAATCATGTCTAAATTTAACAACCTGATTAAAAGAATACAAAAAATATTTATTATCAGTATTTAACTCGTCATTTAAGAAGTTCTCTAAATTATCATATATGCCAGTCCACATTTCCTTGAACATCTGTAAATAACAGTCAAAATTTTCTTCATTAATAATGCAACCGTCTAAACTATCTTTCATGGCAGCCATCATTTGAAAATCTATATCACCATCCACTATACAAGTTTTGCATACCTCATCATCATGAATTGGTTCTATCTCATTTAAATCATCATAATTAAATACAGTAAAATCATTAAAGTGATTACTAGAATGAGTTTCAGAATCTTCAACTTCGTTATTCGCTTCATTCATATTTACATCAGGTAAACTGTATTCATCCCAGGGTTTTGTCAGATCAGGTTCATCTATATGTAAGTTTATATTGTCTCCAATTTCCGGAATAGAAGTCAAATCTTGCAAAATTTCTTCGAATGAATCTACTCTATCTGGGACTGGTGTTAATAACATATTATCTTTAAATTCACCTTTACTATCTTTTGAAAAATGTTTACGCATGTTTGTTAACCAGAAATCATTTTGATCATAAAATTCAGTAAATATGTTATTAAAGTCAATTAGAGAGTCCATGAACAAGTAATGATTAAAATTTATATTATATATAAAAACATACTCACATGATTGATCACTTTTATACAATTGAGCTTGAAGCAACTCTCCTTGAGCTAAACAAACTATATTTATATTATATATTCTAGATAATTCAAATATGTGCTTATCAGTCAAAAAGTCATAAAAAGTACCATCATCCATTTCAGAAAAGTTTAATTTTGTATCACATACCTGATTTAAGTTATGATAAGCATGTTTACTGTTTAACTCGTAATTAGTTGACCTTAATCTGCATAAACCTGTGGAAATACACCTTATGAGACAATCACCTGAACCACCAAGATCCAGCATGCTACTAATATCAATTTTTAAATTAATAAAAGCACAATGTATGGACACCTTAGGCATCAA